GACGTTCCGAAATAATCGAACGCGGCCAGGTCAAGAAATCCGTCCGTGACCGTCGCAAGCCTGGTCTGTAATTTCGCATAGGCGTTCAGGCCATAGATCACCGAGAGGCAATAAGCGAGGCCATTCAGCACTGCGTTCAAAACCGGCGCATCGTCCGCGAACCAGCCGTTCGGCAGAAGGCTTCTCAGCCTGGCAACGAAGTCCGCTTGGTCGCCGGTCATTCTACGTTCCGCTCACAGTTACGGTGCCGGGCTTTATCACATGCTTGTTGTCAGCATCGATGTCGGCGAGGGCGCTGTTCAGCGTCACGTTCGTTACGTTCACCACGCCGGGAATGCTGTAGGCAATGGCTGCGAGCTGCGTGTACGGCAAGGTGTTGCCGAGACCGAGGTTCTCGATAAAATTCGTCAGCGCCACGGAAACATTCGCAGCGACCGTGTTTGGTGTATAGCCAGGCGCGGCGTCGATATCCATGTTGACGTTCGCCGTCACCACGACCGGCGAGAAGACGCCGTACTGGATTGTGAAACCCCGGACGGCCTCGATGGCCTGCCCGACGCTAGTCAGCAGGCTCGTAGGAGGAGAACCCGTCCCGTCGTCGATCACCGCATAGAAATAACCAGGCTGGTAAGTGCCATTGTAGGCGTAGTTCTCCATCAGGGTTTGCTGAATGCCCTGTTGGACCGATGCAATCGCGAACTGAATAGCCGAAAGGATGGCCTTCGAGAGGGAATTGATGAAGAGCACGAACCGCGCGCGGAGGGCCGAGTCCGATTCTGCATCTAACCCACTCAGAAACGCAGCCGCGTTATTCACCGTATCCACGCCCTGAATTGGCTGCGCGATGACCGTCACCGTATTTGCAAGGACATTTCCGGCAGCGCCCGGCGTAACCGCCTGCGCGGGGACCGTCACGCTCCCCACGCCGGGGATCATGAGGTAGCCGCCGGCGGCCGGATTCCACGCTGGATTCGTCGTGTCGATCGTGACAAAGAAATTCTGTGTGCCGTCCGCGCTTTGAACCGAGGAATTCGGCAGAACAACGGCGGAGCCGACCGTCGAGAAGCGGCTGAAGGTCAGCGCTCCGACCGCCGCAGCCGCGGCAAGCCGGTAAAGACCAAAATCGTTGACGAAGGAATCCAGGTCAGGCCCGTTCGACGTGGCCGCCCTCGTTATCGTCAAGACGTAGGCAATCTGCGCCTGCAGCCAAAGACCCATTCCGGCAACCGCCTCGACGATGGCCCTGAGAACCGAACCAACGGTCAGATTCAAGGCAATCGTGGCATTGGCCTGAATGGCCGTGACCATATTCGTTACCAGCACAGTGAAACTTTGAGAATTGATGCTGGCCATTGTCGGTCCCTATGCGGTGGCCGAGAAACTCAATGTCGTCGGCTGGTTGCTGTCTGATTCTATGTATTGGATCGAGCAGTTGATGCCGTTCAGAAAGAAATCGAACTCCACTTGCGGGGGTGGAGTCTGCACCACCGACGCCTCAAGATACATCTGCGTCGTGACCAGGCTCTCTATCGCCGCTTCGTTCGTTGTCTGACCAATCTGAGCAGGAAGGCCAGCACCGTATGTGGGCTGCCAGATGTAATCCTCTGGGTTCGTCAGGAGCCTCCGAAGAATTCGTTGCTGACTTTCCTGCACCGAATCCACGGTCTGAAGATCGCCATTGCTTCCGAATTGCAAATCACCAGAGAAATAGTGAAAAGCGTCGGGCATTTCTGTTTTCCTTTACTCTGGTATCGCGGGCGGACTCGGTGACACGCCAGCGCCAGGAACTCCAACGGTGTAACTGGTGATGAAGGACGGCGTGTATTTGACGCCAGTCCCACCGGCATCGATGATCGCTTCGTTTGCTCCATGCAGGATGGCTGCGCCACCGGCGCTCAGACTGATGTCGGATGCCGCCTGCATAATGATCTTTCCGGCCGAGATGAAATCCATGTCCGAAGCCGAGTTAATCGTCACTTTCCCGTCATTGGTGAACTTCAGGAAACTTCCGCTCTGATGCACCAGCCAGAATTCTCCAGAAGGCGCGCCAGCGCTAGAGACCATCGGCGGCAGCGTTACCGAGCTGAAAAACCGCTTGCTGATATAACCAGCGTTTTTGCCGCCCTCCTGAAAATGCACGTCCACCACGTCGCCCGCTGTCGGCGGGCAAACGAGACCCCAACCGTTCCCAACCCATTCGCTTGCAATCGGCAGGAAGCCGGTGAGACTTCTCTCCGGATGATCCGGGTCTTCCGGCTGAAGCCGCACCTTTGCGCAATAAAGCGCCGGATCGTAGGTATCGACAATGCCCATCCGCGTCGTCGGACGCTGCGCGAGCACCCGCTGGCATTCCCTTCTGATGATGTTCAGAAGCCCCTGAATGTTCACAGGATCACCGTCGATTGCGGACTGTGGTTCTTCGCTCTCAAGCTCATCCGGAATTTCTCGAAAGAAATTTCGCGCTTGATCGTGTCCGGATAGTACGTCTGATCAAAAGCCGTGCCCGTTCCCACGAGCTTGACCGGCGTCCTGATATTCAGCGTCACATCTCCCGGCAACTCGACTTGCAGGATTCGCTCCTGGCGGCTGATTTCCTCCGCTTTTTGCATTGCGTAATTCAGAGCGCCTTGTTGCGTCAGGTTCGGAACCGTGTAACTGTAGGTCTGCGCCTGTCCTCCGGCCCGCTGCCCTTTGTTGGCCTGCGTTCTTTTATAAGTAACCTGAAAGACTTTCTGCTGGACCTGATTCCAGCTCCGCACGATCACGATGATGTCTCTGGCCAGCGTCTGGCTTCGGCTCATTTTCAGATCGGTAAAACTGGCAAACTGCGACGGCTGCGCAGAATACATCAGCAAATAGGGCGTGCCGGAACTCAGGTTCAGGCTGGGCTGAAAGTTCAGCGTATTTCCGCTGACCCAGAGATCGTAACCTTCATGCTGGGCAAGATAAATCAGCAAGTCCCATTCCGATTCCTCGCGCGCCAGGCTCACTTGATCCACAGCGTAGTAAGTACCGACCTTCGTTTTCGTCGCGGCTATATTGGCCTGCAATTTGTGTCGTGTCGCCAGCGTCAGAGCAATCTGCGAACTCGTCTGGTTCTGAAATTTGTCTGTTGTCTTTTTATCGATGAACGAAGCCGAAAGATCGCGGCCCGTGAGGGCAACGGTCTTCCTGATTAGATCGATCTCGGCATTGTCTACCTGCCCAAGGATGAGAGGAACCGGATTTCCACTCCCCACTCCCACTGAAATCTGCACCTGATCGCCCTGCGAAGCCGCCCAATACGCCGCACCGAACGCAGATGGCATCGCCGACAACGAGCATTCCACCCGAAACGAATCCGACGTGAAATGTGAATTATTCGTCACTTCGGCCGAGATTGCCGGGAGAACTGTAGAGCCGTTTAGCAGCACCTTCAACGAAGGTTTGCGAACGAGGGAGCCTGCGGTCGGACTAGTCTGGGCCAGGAGGAACATAAATACCGCCGCCCGCGTCCGGATTGATTGATGGAATATTCAGCGTCACAAGACCTGTGAGCATCGGATCGGGGACTCCGCCAGCGGGAGCAAGCGTTGTCAGGTTGGCAAGGGCCAGACGATCAAATTGCGTGGCGTCTCCCAAATATTGAAGCGCCAAAGCGAAGAGATTGCCGCCAGCGATGGTGATCGTCTGCATCCTATGGCCCCACCGTCGCCAAATTCTTGCTCATCACGCTCAACGTGTTCCCGAGAGGGATCAGGCTCGATAGCTGCCCAAGGGACGCCGCTTGCCCGGCCACGTTGCTGGCAATCGTTTGAGGCGCCAGACCAGCGGTTGCTCCGAAGACAGAAGCCGATGGTAATGTTTGCCCGGAAAGAGCAGTGATAGATGTCTGCGTCAAGCTCTGCACCGACGTTATCTGCCCGTTCAGGGCGCTGATCGTCGCGGGGCTCGCCCCGGCAATGGTCGCAATCGAACTCGCCTGCGTCTGAATTTGGTTTAGGCCGGTTGTGATGCCAGCCACGTTCGCCGCCGCCCCCAGATTGAGGGCCGTGGCCAGATTGGTTCCGAAGACCTCGTCGATGGCCTGCAGCAGCGATGGAATTGGAATCGTATTGTCCACCTGCACGCAGAGAGAAATCCGGTAGGGGATTTCCATCGGCGACTGGTAGTCGAACTTGAAACTATTGATGACGACCTGATAATTGAAACTGCTCCAGGTCAACTGCACCGGCGCGCCAGAGACGCGCATCGCATTCAATTGTTGACAGCGCTGCTCCGCGGTGCCGCCGCGAAAGCGGCCAGACCACTCGATATCGGCGTCGTCTCGCCCAAGCGTATCGATGATCCGGCTTCCGCCCAGAAGCTTTTTAATATCGAGTTTCTGTTCGCCGCCCGCCCGAATGACCTCAGGTATCTCGAAATCCTGAAAGATCACGCCGCCAAGGGTAAGGATAACGATCATGGCGCCGCCGGTGTCAGAGACATTCCCCCATCAAAAAGACTTCCCGCGGAAGGATCGGTATTCATTCCCTGGTAAATGTGTTCCGTGACCGCATTCCCTATTTGCCGGCCGTCCAGATAAATCGGATTCTGAACGACGATCCGGCTGTTGGAGGGAGGGGCCGAAAGATTGAAGGCATTCCCGCTGTCCCCGGCAACGCCGCTGACATCGTAATTCATGCCCGCGCCCAGCCCTGCTATCGCGGCGGCATTAGTGTAGCTGACGGTCGATCCCGCACCCTGTTTCTTGATGCCGAGGATTCCGTTAACTAGATCGTCAAGCCAATCGACGATGCCATGCCAGACGGCGAGCAGCTTAGGCTTGATCTCACTCCAGTGCTCATAGACTTCGTATGCACCCAAAACGATCAATCCGATTCCCGCGAGCACCAAGAACACAGGGCCACCGGCGAGGACGACCGCGCTCAACGTACCAAACGCGAGCTGAAGGCCAAGGAATCCGGCCCTGAGCAACAGAATTGTTCCAGTCGCCACGGAAAGAGCAGAAAAAG